GAGAATGTTTTTAGCATTACCTACGGATTGTGCCATAGTATTTATTACCTCCTGTGTTTTAAACTATATATATATATTTTTTAAAACCAAAGCTGGCTAGGCTTCTTTCCTCATGACCTATAATACGGCATATTGAGGCTTAAAGCAATCTATAAAAATCTGCCTACTTGGTCCATAATTCTTGAATACTTTACCTCTAGGATTACGTCTGCGGCAAAGAATCCATTAAGCTCCTCGGAAGGGGCTATGGGGGATATGTCAGCAACGAAGATCGAATGGAATTTAAACTTATTTGATAGCCCAGGCCACATATTTACGTCTCTGGCTGAATCATCCATTCTTCTAAATTGGTCTGTCATAAAGTTTCTGATCTCATTTATTTCTGAGAAATCTGTTGAATATATTGTAAATAGGATTTGCTCACAGCATATGGCCCAGTTGTCCTCATAAGATATACCTATCTTGTCATAGACTATGTGTTTCTTCCCGCTCAAGAATTGATTCATCTCTGCCGACTGCTGAACTGGAACAATTGGAATAATATTCTCGTCTAGGTTATCGCTCCAATAATCCTCATCGTCAAATATATTTCTTGTCTTTAATTCATTCCATAAAAATTTTCTAAGCTCTATCATAGAGTCTAATTTGTAATCTGCTGTCATAGAACACCTCCGAAGGCCGCTGCTAGAGAAGAATCTGCCTGAGCCTTAATTGTATTTGGGCTAAAGCTATATTGTACTCTCTTTATACTTGTTGGCAAGGCTAGAGCTTTTGCCATTGATCTATTAAATAATTGCTGGAATCCAGATTTCTTAATTGAACTATTTACTAGCTGGCCACTAAAGAATCTGCCATGAGCTAATGAAAATTGATTTCTAGCTGCTGTTCCGCCTGGTCTTTTAACGTTAACTGATTTACCTATTGGCATAAACACGGTCTCGCCGTCTGCCTCAAATACTAGGCGCTCAGCGTACTTTGGAGAAATAGTTAAAGATCTACCTTCTTCCATAATGCTAGCCTTATTTGCAAATACGTGTCTTCTTCTAAATTTAGATGATGCTGGAACAAATGATGCTGATGGTTTAAACGAATAAGATATTTTAAATGATAGTCCATCCTGAGATCCTAGATTTAACTCAAATAGTCTGGCAGACTTACTTCCAGCCTTACCCCACTCATAAACATGGTGAAGAGACTTTGGCCTACTTCTTGCAAGTGAGTCTATGTAGTTACCGAAGTCTTCGTTTATTTGCTTAAATATCATCTCAGAAAATTTAGATTGAAACTGTCTATTTGTAGTTAATTTAGAGATTACATGAGCATTGTAATATACGTATGCTGATATCTGGGCTACTGTGCTATCTTTAAGAGCAGTACCTTTAGTGCCACCCATTAGTCTTTCTAAACCGCTGGCAGCCTGAATCAACATTGCGCTATTGTCCAATTTGCTGATTCTCCGATCTTCTCATAGATGAGTTGTATCCAATAATTCTTCCGAATGGATCTGTGATTGGAGTTACGCCAACAACCTCAAATACGGTTGGGGTATCGCTTGGAAAATTAATTTCTGTCCAAATTGGGACATCGTGTTGATCTCGTATGTTTGTAATTTTTTCTCTAGCAGTTACTCTGTCTGAAGTTCTTACCTGTATCTGCTGATCATTTGTGTATCGATTATCAAATACTTGTTTGTCGCTAGACCTAGTAGTTGCAGAATTGCTAATTACGCCTTTAGCATGACAGTCAACAGTTCTCTGATATATCCATGCCTTTTTAATGGCACCAGTATCTGGATCCTGTTGATCGGTTTGACGGTATACATCCATTCTCATGGATAATACTGATTCGATAATGCCTTGCATCAGATCAATAAAACTTTAGAAAGGACATAATCTGAAAGCAGTTGGTCTGCATACAGATTTCCCGTTCCAGAAGTTGCTCCACTTCCGTACTCAAAATCCCAGTCAAATGTTGAGATTTTGTTTACATACTTTTTACGCCATAGATTATCTTTAGAGAAATAATCCTGCATTAATTCTATAGTTGCTGATTCGACTTCATCTGGAATATCTTCATAGCCAAACTCTGCATATACTTTATATCTATAGCCTAGGCCAAATACTCCTGCTGAGCTATGTATAGATGGAGGAACCATTCCGTTTGCTGTATAAACAGTGTTATCCATCATTGATGCTCTATTAACACGAATACCGAAACCGCTCTCTGTAAGATCTAGTTGGTAGTTCCAGTTATCAATATTATTAATATTGTCTACTAGCAGTACATCGTTTTCGTATAGCTGATGTAGTCTATTAATTTTTGCTGGTAGGGCAAGGGTATCTGAGTCTGATCCGTATAGAGAATATACCTCATTAGTTAGGTAAAACTTTTGACCAGTGTAATTTTCTATAACCTTACGGGCATATCTTTCTGCCTCTGTAATTTCATTATAGTTCTTATAATTAGGATCTGATGGGTCATTTCCAAAATCTAGAGAGCCGTAAGCCTGCGCTAAATCAACATATGGTTGAACAACATAAAGTTTATGAGTTCTTGTTTGAGCAGATCCGCTTACGCTATAGCTCCATGTAAGCTTAAGGTCTCTTGACTTATAGGTTGCATTTACTGGCAAGAGTACTTGATATACGCCTATTTCTGTTTCAAGTTTTTCTGCAGTAAGCGTATATAGGATTGTTGAAGGATTAACTGGATTTAATGGATCCTGACTTACGTCATAAACGGTTACTATTGGCAATGCATCAGTATCGGTAGGTTCGCCCCTCCAAAAGATTTTGTGCTTTACTGGGTTGGTAGATCCTACATATAGTTCCATTTATTGTTTGGGTAGATTAGTGGTAGTATTCCTGTACTTCTTTTGGAGTAGCTAATCTAAACCCGTTCTCCTTATCAAAAATTTGTTGAGCTCTATCTTTACTCATTGAAATAAAAGGGTGTTCCTTTGTAAAGCTATATCCTAGGATATCATAACGGAAATTATCTCTTTCCATTTTAACAAGGACATCTTCCCCTGTTTGCTCTTTCTTTTCGTTCTTTACTGCTGGTTGATCTGACATATCTTCTGTCTCTTCTTCTATTGTTTCTACGGTCTTTTGGTAAACCGCCCAGGTTACTCCCTCTTCTGAGAGTGCTGCAATAATATCTGTCTTATTTTTTAAGTTATTGATATCGACCCCGAAATCTTCGGCTATTTTCTTCAGGTCAGATACCTTGAGTGTCTCGAATGACATGTATTCTCCTTGTTCCGTGTAAATCAATTATAGCATTAAGAAATTAAAATGAAAAGCCCCTAAAGTTAATTAGGGGCCTTTCTTGCGGATTTAATCCTATTATGAAGCTACCTTAACGTTCTTTACAACTACCCAAGCGTCTGGTTGCTCGATTTGAACGCCTACACGAGTATACATTGTGTACTCGATAGAGTCCTTACGTGGCCAGAAGAATCGGTAAACAGTTACGTCACGCTTGATACCAATAACTACGTTATTTGGGAATGTCAAGTGAACATCTCCGTGTGAACCTGATGTGCCTGTGTAATCTCCTGCTTGTGTCTCAGGAAGTAGTGGAACCTCAACAATTGGAATACCAAATGCGTATGGTGCTACGTATCCTGCTGGACCTGAAACTGGAGCTACGTCTCCACGGATGATGCTTGAAGCAATATCCTGTGGGTTAACGTTCTGGATGTTTCCAGATGTGTTGTATAAGTAATCTTGGATGATGTTTGAACCAGCCAAGAAGCGAAGGTCTGTACGACGTTGCTTGTACTTACGTGGAAGCGCCTTAAGTGCAGCATTGAATGTTGCACGAGAAACTCCTGTTGCTACACCGTTGTCGATAACACGTGCATTAGCCTTAGCCTTTGCAACTACACCTTGGAATGCAGACATTAAGCCTGATCCTGTGCCTGTACCATTAAGAACTACGTCCTCAATGTCGTTACCTGCCTGTGATGCCATCAAACGTGCAATGTGATCTTCTAGATCTGCACCTTCGATATTGTCTTCTAGAGACTCAGTTGAAAGCTCCCAGTCCAAGCGAAGCTTCTTTGTTGTTAGAGAAATCTTTGAGAAAGTTACTGCTGCATTTGCTGATGTATCATCTGCTTCTGCTGCTACTGTCATCAAGCGCTCTCCAACGCCGATTCGATCAATTTCAGTGGTGTCTGCTCTCATGCGAACAGTACGAGCCACTTTACCAATAACGGTTGCGTCGAACATGTAATCCAAGAATCGTGATGATTGCTCTGGATT